CTTTACAATTTGGGGAATGCCCTCCCCTTAAGCCAATTTTCATTCTTTCTCTTCCTCCTGCTCTTCTGTTTCAAATGCTTTTTCCTGCTCCTCTACGGATACTCTGCCAAATTCGTTCTGTTCGCTCATGTTCTCACCTCCTTGTGCGATGTCGCACAATAAAAGAGAGCCTGTTTCCAAGCTCTCCCACTATTCTAAATCCTATTCATTTTTCCCAATCTGTTTAATTGTCTGATTCACATATGTACTCAGACCAGCCACTAAAATCCCCTGTACGATTGCTGTAAATACCGCCATCGCAATCTCCTGTCCTGTACTGATTGGACAAGATGCGAATACCCACACTGCACATAATGCAATGCCAATGCCACCCAGAATGAGCGGGATATACTTATCCTTTACCATCTGAGATTGTTTTAAGCCCATTCCGATAAAATACAATACAACTGCCACTACGATCAACTCTGGCTTTACATAATTCATGATCTGTTCCATCATTCCTCACTTTTCCTTTCCAAATCCTCAATTCTATGATTTGCTACTTTCACTTTTTCCTCTAAAATATATGTTCTTTCTACAATAGAGTTGTGCTTCTCTACCTTCTTTTCTAACTGCTCTATCCGGTACTTTACAAGCTGCGTTCCCCCGAAACTTCCAAGCAAAGTGCCAAGCAGAGATATAATTGCTACTATAACTGTATCTGTCATTTCTGTCTCCTTATTTCACGATTACCTCTCCATAACACTCATACGTAACAGGACTTTTATATTCTTCTGCAGACAATGTAACGTTTCTATTTGTTTTGAATTGTATATTTCCCGTTCCTACAATTTTCTGTGAAACATTCATTAACACCACTAATCTTTGGTCTCCATCTGGAGTAAATGGGCATCCAACCATAATTACTCTGTCTTTGTTATCGTGCGATCCATTTGTGTCTGTATAAATCACTCTTACCTGATACCGTTTGTATCCGCTTTTCCGATATCTTAGTTCCCAGTTATTTTCGTAATAAGTCTTCCATTCCGTCTCTACACTCATGTCTTCGCTTAACTCTCGGCCCATATTTGCACTCAGTGGTGCATCACCTGCCTGTGACGTCAAATTATCCACAATATCTTTTTTCTCTACAAAGGATGATAGTGCACTCTTTATTTCATTTATTGCATACACTAAATTCTCTTTCGATATTGTTGTGAGGCTGTCTAAGTTTCCCATATTGCTCTTAACATTCTTCAACTGCTCATTCACAGTTTTAAATGGACTTTCAATGTATTTCCCATAAAAATGCTGCAATCCTGTCCAACTCAAATATTTCCTTCTATCACACTCCTTTACGCTTTACGCGGTAAACAATGAATCAATCTCTGAGTTTGAAATGCTTTCTACAGTAGGAATCTCTGTTTTCAAAGCATAACCTTCCAACTTTTCTTCTACGCCTGTATTAGTTGCCATATCTCTTGTGGCGTTTGTAATCGCCTGTGTTACCTGGGCACCTGTCTGATATCCTTTCCCGCTCAGTTCTGTTTCTGTCACATATTCCGCCGGCACGCCTGTCAGAAATCCGCTGTCGTTTGTCAGCTGGCTTGTTTTTGTCGGGAGCTCTGTTTTCTTCGCATACGCAGTCAAATCGATCTCACGAGTTCCCAGTTTTTCATATTTTCCGTTTACCCATAAATACTCATCGTAGATATTCTGACCGGATCCGCTGTTTGCCACCAGATACAGGATTCCTTTTTCTCCGGTCTGCGGCAAGGATGATACAACCTGTGCATCAAAGCCCTTGATTCCGCTTACAGCCTGTGCGATTTCCTTTGTTACTTCTGTTTTGATCGCATAGGTGGACAGATCCACATTAACCGCCTTACTTCCATCTGGGCTTAATGCCTGTCCGTTCACTTTTACGACTTTGATTGTAACTTCACTGTTTAGACGAGTGTTCACCCATTCCTGTATCTTTGTTTTAAATGTTCCAAGTCCTGTTAAATCTAAAAATTTTGCCATGTTCTTCTCTCTCCTTTTCTTTAAAACAATCCATTAATCTCTTCTTCTGTAATTACTTCATTTCCCGCTCCTGCTTCCAGTTCCCCTATTTTCTGCTCGACGGATTTTCCTTCCGAGAGCTGTACGCTTTCCGCCATACACAGTGGATAATCCCCATTGTTTTTTGTCGATAAGGTGTTGACAATTACTACACCTCCGTCAATACTCTGTGCCATCTCTCAAACCTCCTCCTTATTTTACTGTAACTGCTGTAGATCCAAGTCCTGCGTTTACTGACATCCATACATCATAGTTCTGTTTATATCCGGATGCATTGGTAAATTCTAATGTCTGCACTTTTTTAAATCCACCGTCAAAACCACCGACATTAAATGTAGGCGTACCGAATGAAGCTGGGATCGCATACACGATCTTCTCACCTGCTCCGGCATTTACTGTAAAACTGCGTCCTCTGCCGCCTGCAAGCGCAGAACCCTCTAACGCAAGGATATCCGCATTTTCGAGTGATGCTTTGTTAGTCTTGCCCCAGTATACTTTTGGCTGGAATGTGATTGTCACGGTTCTGGATACAGACGCATCTCTTTCATCTGTGACAGTAAGAACGATATTCGTATTTGCTTTCACTGTCTTTCCTGTGTATGATTTCTTCCGGATGCTCTTATCCAGATTTTCGGCAGCTTCGCTTGCAAACTGGATTTTCTGGGTCTTAGGTTCTTTATTTAAAGTCCATGTTACATCAGATGCAGTTACTGTCGCGCCGATTTCATTGCTGCTGTTTGTAGCTGTCAGGCTGTTAATTGCAATCTTGGTATATGCCAGATCGTCAATCTTCTGCTTGTACTCATCTGTAAAATCATTGGCAGATAACCCTTTTCCCTCCTCTTTTCTTACGTATCTTGCATCGTTTTTCTGTACCAGATGTGCAAGTCCATCCTGATCCAGGTACTTCTTTTCTGCAGCGAGCACTGCTGCTTTTGCTACTTTCTTTCTTGGCATTTTCACTCTGCTCCTTTCATAATCTCGTCAATCTCCGGATTGGTGATCGACTCTATCTCCACAGTCCCTCCGCTGTTTGGCAGATTTACAGAACTGATTGGATCATTACCCGACAAAAGCTGCAGTTGATTCCCCTCTAACTGCAGCCCGTCTCCTTTTTGCTTTAATTGCTCCACGATCTGTTCCAGTACATGTTTATCCGCTGGAGCCTCATAATCTTCTGGCTTTTTTCGTGCTTTTACACTTAACCGAATTTCAAATATGGTCTTTCCTTCTCCCGGAATAGTCTTATATACATATGCCTGGATTGTTCCACTTCTTTTCAGTAATTCATTTGGAATGTCGACTGTGATGTCACCGTCTTCCACTTTCCCAAGTACTACCAATGCACCATTCGTACATTTGTCAGTGAAATGTACTTGTATTTGTTCTTCTTCTACTTCCATTCCGCAGATTTGTAAAACCTGTCCGTAGTCCCATTGTGTAAGTTTTCCATCGATATCTACCCGCTTGGAGCATCCATCAAATACTGCAATAATCATTTTTTATGCGCCTCCTCCAAGCGAATCGATATCCGAATTCGGAATATCCTCTATTCCTGTTACTTCTCCGGAAGCACCCCGTGGAATTTCGAAATCAAATACCGCCTCAGTTTCTGTACCCGAATTTTCAACAGACGCCTCTGTTCCGGCCTCCCCAGTCGTAGTAGTTCCGATCCGTATTGTTGCTGCCTTTCCTGCCGGTCCTTCCGGACCCTGAATACGTCCTACATTTTTCCACTGGCCAGATACGTTGTCCCATACATATAGATTTCCATCTACCAGATAGGATTCGCCCACATTTCCTGTTGGATGTTCTCTGTTCAATTCCTCTTCTGTTTTATAGGACCCCAGTATAGTAACACCCGTTCCATCTTTTCCCGGATCCCCCTGAATCCCTTTTTCTCCTCTTGGACCAGGATCCCCTTTCTCTCCTTTAGCCCCTGTTGCACCGGATAAATCTACCATGTACTCATATCCAGTTGCGCCCTTTCTATAAACCTTGGCATTATCAGCATCATCCGGGTTACCGGTACTTATCATCACAATCGCATTTTCCGGAAGACCATCGGTTTCAAATCCTGCATTCATCTGTCCTACAGAGGCATAAATTTTTTGCACGTTTAAAGCAATGCTTCCACTTTCTATGGTCCCTGACTGCAGAGAATCAATTTCCATCGTTGTAATTTCAATCGGATCATACTTCTCCAAACGATTCAGTATATCTACAAGCGCCTGATATTCATTGGTTGACTGTATTTCGGATGCAGCCACTAAGTTTTCTCTGACCTCCATCTTCACTTTGAATGATGTGACAGCATTGCTACCATCAATCAAATGTAGCTGGCATTCCGTATTTCCCACTTCTGCAACCATTTGCGGCGTCAAACTGAACAGGACGCAATAATTGCTTATCACGGTTCCTTCTGTGTAAGTTTCTGATCCGCTTGGTTTCTTACAATAAATCCTGGCCTTACTGATTGTCTTTGCCATTCCGGAAATCATACAGCGCAGAAGTCTGCCCGAATCGTACTGTACTGCATAGATTGTTTGCATAATTCCCGGGTTTCTCACGTCAATGTATAAAGTTGTCGTTGTTTCCATATCACACCTTCTTTCTTATCCTGGTATCCACCTGACGAGGTAAACGTCTCCCGGCAACACACCTCCACCGCTTTTGTATCGCAGCACACAGTCCCACGGATAGTTATAGTATCCGGTTGTCCAAATTTCCTTTCCTGTCTGATCACCAGTCTGGCCGCCGGTTGTTCCGCCAAATTCATTTTGGCTGGCCTGTACAACCTGTCCATTTCCAATTCCCATTGCAGTATGGTTTACGATGTTCAGAAGGATATCCCCTCTTTGTACACCGGATCCTGTTGCCAGATTTATCTGCCCTGTCACATCCGTAAAACCGCAATTTAAAAATATTTCCCGCATATTACCGGTGTAGGTTGCCCCATTGCTTTTTACCGGAACCCCGGCATTTTCCCACGCCTGAATCAATAACGAGGAGCAATCGTAATCCGGTCCCCAGCGGTTTGTCTGATCATATCCATGACTGTTATCATTTGCGATTTGAATCGCCCAGTTTACCGCAGCTTCTATTTTTTCAGATCCTCCTGCATATTGACTCAGGTAGTTGTACCAATATCTTGCCTGCTGCCGCCTCTCGGCTTCCACTTCTACACCTGCACGTTCAAAGTTTTTCAAAAATGCAGATGCCAGATATTCCGGTGACTCTCCGCTGACCTTAAACTGATCAAACGACAGCGGATATGCATCGGTTGCAATCCACTGACCAAAAGAAACTGTAACAGAATCTATCCATGTAAGCTGACCGTTTGGATCCGTAATCCCATATCCGTTCGCACCTGCCCAGTTTGTATAATTTGTTGCCGGTGTCCACTGTACCAGTCCAAAGCCTCCACTATAGTTTCCCTCCTGCAGGCTTTGCCAGATTCCGGGATTGATGTTCGATTCACTTTGCATGTTGCCGCATATCCCAGCAATAGCATTCAGCGACCATCCTTTTTGTTCAAAAAAACTTAGTACTTCTCTTGCATTTCCCTGCATCTGCTCTGTGGTCAGATAAAAGTTTCCTATCGTCCATGACATCAGAAATCACCTTCTTTCGTGATTCCGCCCACAAGAAATCCTTTTTCAAACCTTAGATTTGTCCCATTCGAAAAAACTGCAGTTCCAGTCTTTCCATAAACTCCTGGTCCAACGTTTTCCGCATCTAACAGAACTGCATCCTTCGTGATCCTTAGTAAGATTTTGCTGTCTTCTTTGTTTCCATCGGTGAATAACAATGCATTTCCAACATACGTCATACAAAGAACGCCCTCATCATTTTTGTTTGAAAATAATATTGTTCCGTCCTTTATTGTCACACGCCGATTATCGCTCAAAGAATCGCAGATATATTTCCCTTCTGCGTAAATTCCATCTTTATCCAGTCGGACTATTTCTTTCCCGCTTGCATCCAGCACCCTTGCAACGCCACTATTATTGTCAAGTCCTCCGATTTCCAAAGTTCCACCTCTGATCCGATCAGCCAGCATTGTTCCTGCTGTGATAAAATCAGCAAAGAATCCCTGTCCTGTTCCAAAGGTGGACCAGTCCCAGTCTCTTCCATCTGCAGTTCTTTTGCTGGCAATCTCGAACCCCATTGTACCAAGGCACATTGCCCCAAACGTTTCCGACTCCGGATTCAAATCTTCAAATAAAACAGCGCGTACTTTCTGTTTTTGTGCGATGTCGGACTGTGCCCGAAACTGTGCTTTCACTCCGTTTATGATGCCGTTTACCTGTGCTCCTATCACAGTGCCATCCGGCCGGATTGCACTTTCTATCCGATTTGACATACTTGATACATCCGTAATGAAATTGTATTGAAAGTCTCCCAACACAACAGATGCAACCTCTTCATTGATACAATCCCATTCCAGTTCTATGACACGTGCATCTGTTACAATATCCAGTTTGCTGTGACGACAATGTACTGTGTCTCCGATAGAAACTTCTTCCAGTTCCCGGATATCCGCGTACAATTCCGTATCATGCAGCATAACCATATCAGCGGATATCGTAACCTTCGGCTTGTCAATTCCAGCTTCAAACTGTTCCTCGCATTTTTCTTTTAACGCATTGTTCAGTTCTTCCTGTGTATTGCAGATCACGATTCCGTTCTCTTCGTCATCTTCCGCAGCATCGGCCTTCATCTTCACATCTTCAAATGTGATCACTCCGTATTTTATTGTTGGATATTTATCAATCAGTGGTGAGTCCACCCACGGTTCATTCCCCTCTATCATGTATCCGTTATATGCCTTTGGTACAATCCTTGTAATGACCTCGCTGGTATCAATCTCTTCCTGCAGCCCGTTTTCCGCAATATTTTTTCCATATAAAACCTGCACCCCATGATCGATTCCAACTCGGTCATTGACGGTGATCGTATAATTATCAAAAAGAACCTCACCGCCCCATCTGTTCAGGAAGGAGTTCTCCTCTTCTCCGCAGATTGCTTCGATCAGGTTCTTTGTCTGGTAATATGCTGTTGATATTATTTTGATATTAGATTTTCCACTGTACTTTTTATTTGGTGCGGTCATGATGTCCAGTGCCTGCTGCCCGTTTTTTTCCGTTGGACGTATATCCAACAGAAAACAATCATCAATCGCATCCATAAAAACCGGTTCCAGTTCTGCACTCACGCCAGCATCTGATTTTGCTTTCTTTTTGATCCGAAATAACTGTGTTCCATTGAATGACTCCAGTTTTACGACTGCGTCCTCTTCTATCCACTTCCAACGTCCCTCTTCATCGATCGGGTGCTGAATCTCCGCTTTCCAACTTCCGTTTAGTATTGCTTTTACAGAAGCGCTCTCCGGAAGTAATGGCATATCACCGTTATGTTCATAATCCGTATTTTCTGGTTTATAAAGTTCTATCCTTATAAGCACCTCCAGTTCGGAATCACTTTCAGATCAAATCCTCTTGAGATATACACGGTATTCTCTCCCGGTAAAAGATGTAGTTCTGCATAATCTCCATACACAGATGTGTTCATCAATTTTCCATCTTTTCTGTATGCCATCAGCCTGTCTGTATCAATCACCAGATTCTGGCCAACATTCGCTTTCATTTGACTTCCGTTTACCTGCAGGATGCACTCACCTTCACCTGTGATCAAATAGACTGGTCTTGATCTGTCATATGGATTGTAAAACACCTCTTCCGGTGTATATTCTGCTTTTCCATCTGTTCGATATCGGTATCCCTCACACGTAAATTCTACCTCAAACTCTCCGACCTCTTTTACTTGCCGTTCTGCCGCATTGATCTTAGTATGTTTTACGTGATAGAAATACTCCAGTTCATCGCTTAAAATCAGCTCTGCATCATCTTTTCTCATGAGCCATCTTCTCGCAGTCCGAAATCGCTCCTGCCACCTTTGAGGATTTTCTGCAAATGTAAATGGAACTGTGATTGTAATGTCGCTCACAGTTCCATCTTCTTTGAATATGCTCCCATCTCTTCCCGGTATGTTCAATTCCGTATAGTTATACTCTGCCGAAGGGATAGACGGTCTTTCTCGTACAAGTATTCCTATTTCTGTATTTGTATGGCCGTTTCTGATAATTTCATACATTTACCGTCTCCCCTTTCCTCTTTTTGCATGATGTACTTGAGATGTAAATCCTTTTTTGGCTGTTTCTACAATATAAGAATCAAGCTTTTGATTTCCAATTTGCACACCGACATTATTGTTCAAAACAATGTTAGTCTGTGTAGCACTTGCCAGCGCCGGAGTTCCTCCGTACATGCTCTCACTCATCGTCTTGGCAACTCTTTTTACCGCATTGGAAACCTTGTACACATTCTCATTGATTCCTTTTACCATTCCATCGATAAAATCCGGCATCCATGTTTCATAATCTCTCAAAGGACCTTCATCCGGTCTTGAAAAATGCAGGAAAGAACGAATCTTGTCTCCAATTCCTCTTACTGCATCTATAATCCCATTTACTCCGGATAAAATTCCTTCTGTTAATCCGTGGATGAAATCAGCCCCCCACTCCTTCGCGTTGTCTATCCACCCGGAAATCGTAGATCCTATTTTGTCAAAAATATTACTTACAATTTGTGGTAGTTCCTGAATTGTATTTTTGATTCCATCACGCAATGCCTCAAACCCACTGATTGCAGAATTTCTCGCGTTGTCCACCGTAGTTTTTATTGTATTTTGAATATTGTTCCATATATTCGACATGGATTCCTGAATATTGCTTCCTATTCTTTCAGCTGTATTTTGTATGCTGTTCCAAATATTTTCTAACTGTGTTTTCAATGCATTCAGCAATGTAGATACAATTTCATTTGTCATCTCTACTTTGGTTAAGATTACTGTTTTTATCGCATCCCAGAAATTTTCCGTAATGCTTTGAATTGCAGTCCATATATTTGTAAATGCATTTTTGATATTGTTCAGAATATTCTCAAGATCGGATTTTAATCTTTCAAAATCTCCGGTCACAAGATCAATCAAAAGAAGAACTGGAGCCAATGTTGCATTTTTGATAAATTCCCAAGTATTCTCAGCCAACATTTTTATTCCAGTCCAGATTCCACCTAAATCTTCTTTTAGCCGTTCGAAAGAATCTTTGATAATCGATGTCAATTCTTTGATAATCGGAATTTCCATGATACTTGTCCATACAGATTCAAACTTTGCCTGTACACTATCCCATATACCACTCCACCATGCCGGTATTCCTTGAAAGAACGATACCATCTCATTCCATGCATTGGGAATCGTTTCTGTAAAAAATTCTACAATTCCATCCCATGCTGCAAAAAATCCGTCTTTGATTGCCTTTAAAATCCCGTTCACACCATCCCGGAACCATTCGCATTTATTGTATAAAGCAACCAATGTCACTATAATTGCCGTTATAGCCGCAATTACAGGATGTGCCGTTATTATTCCAAGTAACCCCGTTACTGCCGTTTTAATTCCACCGATCAGATCTGTTACCACTCCTCCAATTCCAGATAATTTCGACAGCGTACCTGCTACCGCAGATATCCCGAGTGATATCTGGCCGATTACCATCAGTAGTGGTCCTAATGCTGCAACCAGAATTCCGACTACTACAATCACCTGTTGCACGCCTTCCGGTAGTGCTGAAAATTTATTGACAAGTGCGGTAATAAGTTCTGCTACCTTCTGGACAATTGGTGCCAGTGTATCTCCAATCTGAATCGCTGCGGTTTCCAGAGATCCTTTTAATTCCTCGATTGCTCTTGATCCATCACTCATCTGAGAATTTGCCAGCCTTTGTGCTGCCTCCTGATCATTTGCCGCATCGATATATTTTTGAAGCCCCTCAGTCCCGCTATCCATCATCACAGTAGCAGCACGCATTGCATCGGACCCGAAGATTGCTGATAATGCTGCATCCCTCGAAGCAGCATCCAATCTGCCCAGTTTGTCTTGCAATTCTTGAGCCATTTCAGCAGCTCCCAGAAGATTTCCACTGGCATCTCTCGTTTTAATGCCCAATGTTTCTATTTTTGTTGCTGCTGCTTCCGATGTTGGTGCCGCCAGCCTCTGGAGCATGGTTTTTAAAGATGTTCCGGCATCGCTTCCCTCAATTCCGGCATCTGCAAAACGAGCCAAAACCGCTGTTGTTTCCTGTATAGACCATCCTGCGTTTTTTGCTCCAGCAGAACACTGTGCCAGTGCCTGTGTGAGAGGTTCTACATCCGTAGAAGATGCAGCTGCTGCCCCGGCCAAAGCGTTTGCCGCTTCTGCAGACTCATTCGCAGACAGACCAAACGCTCCCATTGCCTGTACGACAACATTTGCTGCCTCTCCAAGATCCATCCCGGAAGATGCCGCAAGGTCCATTGTAGTTTTTAATGCCCCTGCTTTAATGTCGGCTTCTGTCAAACCACCTTTTGCCAGTTCTGTGATCGCATTTCCTGCATCAGTTGCAGAAAAGACTGTATCCTGTCCGGTCTGGATTGCAAGCCGTCTTAGATCTTCCATTTCAGACATGGGCTTATCAAGTGCTCCCGCCGCCTGACTCATTGCATCGTTGAAATTATTTGCCATAACAGTGGATGCCACCCCTACACCGGTCAGTGCCCCCGTTACTGGCAGCAAGGATTGTCCCACTCCTTTGACCTTATTTCCAAACTCTCCGGATACCGCAGATACTTTTGCCAGATTAGCATTTGCACTTCCGACCTCTTTTCGCAAAGCTTTATAATCATTCGTTGTTTCAATGATCTCTCTTTGAAGCGCATCCATTCCTTCTGGACTGATCGGATGTCCAAACTCATCATCTACCTGCTTTTTCTGTGTCTTTAATTCTTTTAATCTGCTGGAAGATTCGTCTATCTCTGTCTGTAACTTTTTATATTCTTCTGTATCGATCTGACCACTTTCTTCCATGGACTTCATACTCTTTTTGAGCTTGTCCATTTTTTCGTTGGTCTTTACAATCTCCTCTTGAATCGGAGTATACGCTTCTTTCCAAGCATCATAATTTCCAGCGGTTTTTGCTGCCTGTTCGCTTGCCTGTTTTAAAGTTTCCAGCCTGTTTTTCGTTTCACTGATCGACTGCTGCAGCAACTTCTGCTTCTGATTCAGCAATTCCGTATTCGTGGGGTCCAGCTTCAGCAATTTATTGACATCTTTTAATGACTGTTCTACACCGTATAGTTTTTTGTCAACACCGGACAGTGCCTTTTCCAACTTGGAAGTATCGCCGCCAATCTCTATGGTAATTCCTTTTATTCTGCTCCCTGCCCTTACATCCCTCCTTTACAGTGCATCAATATCCGCCTGTGTTGCAATTTTCGGATAATCATACTCATCATTCTTCATTTCGATAAACATATCGTTGATCATTCCAATGCTTAACAGGTCTAAATCAGAAATAGAAATACCGCATTGTGCACATCGAAGCATGAACAATGCGGTATTGACCTCACGATCTATTTCCCTCTCTTTTTTTTTGGAACTGACATCTGTTTATTTTCTGATTTCCACATTTCCATGATTTCCGGCAGAATCTCATAGATATCAAATGTCTCGAACTGATCCAACCACTCATTGATATCGTCCGGCTGGTTAAGATCGCCATGTTTATGCATCAGAAACGCAATGTTTTCAAACATTTCCAGTGATTCGATCGGGATTCCGCTTTCAAACTTACTTTCATCAAATTCTGTACCTTCTTTTGCGCATTTTTTCTGCATCTCGTCTTTGAGTTTTTCCTGGATCTTGATCTGCTTTTCAATTTTCTGCATATCTACAAAAATATCTCTCCCAAATTTCAGTCGATAAATCCGGGGGATTGCGGCAGAACTTTTGAATTTATATTCTGTTCCATTGATTGTGATCGTCTTTCTCATCCTGTTCTCCTTTTATGCTGCAACTTCCTGATCTGGAATGTACACCTTATCAAACCATTTTTCGTATAAGTCATCTGTTGTATCTGCTGTTGTCTTTGCCCGAACTGCCATTTTCTTAGCTGTTCCAAGCTGTACAGCGGATGCAGAAACTGTGACAGTGTCAGTTGTAGGTTCAATCGCGTCCTCTGTTGTGCTGGATTCTGTTGTAGGACGTGTAGAGGTACAGCAATAGAACCAGAACCGTGTTCCCCTCACATCGCCGTCAATTTCAAATCCCAGCGCAAACCGTTTTACTTTTGCAATCGCTTCCTCCAGCATGACTTTGTTCTTGTCAATGTATTCACTTAAAATCTTTTCCCGGAACTCATCCGTGATCAGCGCCATTTCCCAGTCTCCCTCATATCCGCTATTGGAAGAAGAAACATAATACTTGATTCCATCCGCATAAAACGGTGTCAGTTCTCCCTGTGCTTCCAGTGAAAGCGATACGGAGCCAGGTACCGCAAACGGTGTATCAAATGTAATTTCTCCCGTATCACTTTCCTGCAAAAGCGCAACATGCGCATTATGGATATTGAATTTGACTTTATCCTTTTTTGTTACCTGTCTTTCTTTCCTTACTTAGCCCTCCACTTCATATAATACTTCATACATATTTTCTGATTTAATATACTGTTCACTTTTCTGCCAGAAGAGATCTGCTGCATCAAGTGCCGCTTCTACACGTTCCTCCAGTTCAAAGTCCTTTTCATCTGTGTACAGTTCAATATCAACTTTGTCTGATTTAAAATATACCTTCCCATCTGCGGAAAAATTTCTCGTTTCCGGAATCAACCAGCAAATAAAAGGAGGATTCACCGCCTCACGTTCTTCGAAATGATGATACCGATATTCAATTTCCAGTATATCCAGAATTGCTTCTATCCTCTCCTTTGTCATAAATATCGTTCTATCCTTTCCTGTAAAATTTCCTTTGCGTGCTTTTCTGCAATTTTGATATGCGGGATCCCGTCCACTCTTCCACCATTCCTCTTTGCGTGTCCTTTTTCCAGCAAATGTGTAATCCGGTATTCCGGCTTTTTGGAATATACCACCATATCATAGCGGTGCCTTCCACTCAAATTTTTGTCTCGTTTATAGCTCCAGTGCTTTGCATATTCACCGGTATCTCCTTCCGGTGATATGGAACGTAATTCCGCAGCTGTCTGCTTCGCCGTCTCCTTCACTGCCTTTTCCACGGCTTCCTGTACATCCTCACGATACGCATCTAACTCCTGCATTACTTCAATTGCTAACTGATCAATATTAATTTTCGGCATGGTTCCTCACATCCTCATAAGTCGTTACTACTCTTTCCAAAGAAAGCAGTAAACAAGGTGGCGTTGCATCGTATTTATTCTGGATCTGTATGATCTTGTACTGCTTTTCTCCGATTATGCAGATGTCCATCGTAGAAATGTCTTCTACCGGCAGAATTGCAACTACTTCGTCAATCTGATTGGATAATACCTTTGCCTCATAGAACCGTTTGATTCCAACTGTACGAAATCCGAATCGAATTCCAGCTTGCCTGGTCTCTACAATCTTCCGGCCTTTTACGCTGCATATATCCAGTGATCCATCGTTAAATGTGGTAAACTTTGTATCCTTACGTCTCGGCATTGCATCCACCCGCTTTTCTTCGGAAACTGCGCATCTGCAGTGATATGATTTCTGATTTATAATTTTGAATAAACTCATCTACCTGACCGGCTCTTGCATACATGCAGTAATTTAAGAGCAGCTCTTTTTCTTGTGTTTCGCTTTCAAAATCACAAAATCTTATTTTGCCCTCAAGGTACGCTTTTCCTCTCTCTACGATACCAGAGAGCTTTTTACGCTCCCTGATATCCATATCCCATGTAATATCCAGAAAATTCTTCACATCTTCTAAAAGATCACTCATGATTATCCCTCATTCTTCGTTACCGTCACCTGATATGTCTTGGTTGCCTTTCCATCTGTCACTTTTGCTTTTACTACATTTCCTGCGCCGGAAGCCCATGTAACTCTGCTGCCGTTTGCAATCGGTTTGTCATTGTATGTCAATTCCAGTTCTGCAGTGCTGTCTGCGATTACCGCCTGCACCGTGTTTGATGCGTCTGTTGTTGTCAGGGTGTATGTCAATTCTCCTTCTGTAAATTCTGGTGTCAGCGTGTGTCCACCCACCTTAAAATCTGCAAGATTTGCATTTTCCACATTTTCTACACTTGGAACAACTTCCACTTCATAATGCGCTGGCTGTAGATCACTGATGTTCAAAAGCATGAAGGCATTATCATCTACTGCAAATCCATGACCATACATTTTGATCAGGTAAACCCTCTCATCTTCCAGGAATCTGTAATCATCTGAATACAAGATTCTTCCGTTATTTTCGATTCCAGCTCCCATGAGGTAAAGCTTTGCCATACCAAATACAGCCTTTCCGACTCCTACCGCCGGAGACTGGATCACATCGATTGGGAATGGCAGTGTACTTACATATCCACCGCCCGGCGCCGGTCTCTGTGTTGCCGGCAGGACTTTACTGAAATAATCTGACGGATTTACCACCAGAATCAGTGTGTCTACGGTTCTTGCCTGTCCTTTTTCATTGATTGCCAGAACAGATGCCAATTTTCCAAGCTGCACATCATTAAACTTTGTAACCTTTACTGCTTTTTTATCTGGATATACTCCACCCTTGATCGTAACAGAGTCTCCCACCTGTTTTGTCATACCGATTGGCATGTCTTTTCCAGTTCCATTGATAATACCGTCTTCCAATCCATTTGCAAGCGCTTCATACAGGACCTGTCTCACATAAGTATCCAACCATTCTGGCCCCAGATCCAACATTGCTTTACACACCGGAAGAAATGCGGACAGTTTACTCAGTGTCACATCTACCTCTTTAAATCCGGATGTCAGCTCCTGGATGATCTCTGCGCAAAGTTTTCCCCATGCTGCTTTCTGATATCCATTCGTATTCATCATCATTCGTGTCAACCCTGTTACGGATGTAAACTGGATTTTGGACAACAGCGGATGATCTGTTTTCAAATCTTCGAATACTTTGTCAATTACGGTATATGGCATTACCACATCCAGATTTTCTACTGCCTGTTTCGGATTCGGTGCTTTCATGGCTTCTGCCAGTTTCTGATAATATTCTTTTTCTTTGGATGTCAGCTGTCTTACGCCGCGCTCAGACAGAATTCTCTGATCTGCTTCTTCTACGATTCCCCGTGCCTGTTCTATGACACTTTCCTGAATCTTATCGCACAGCTCCACAAACGCTGCCTGGAACTGCTCTGCATCTCCGGCTGTGATTGCCTCATTCATCTTCTGTACGATTGCTGTTTTTTCCATTTCTAATACATCTAAATTTTTCCTTAAATCATGCCTCCTCTAAAAAGATTTAATACATTGTTTTTTCTTGGTTTCTTGTCTTCCTGTGGTTTCTGCATTGCTGCAATCTGCTGCCGGAAGCTCTCCTGACTGTTTAACTGTCTTTGCATATCGGACAGCTTCTCCAGAATCTCTTCTGTATTGACCGGTTCTGCTGTCTTTCCCATGATCTCATCAATGAGTCCATATTCCAGCGCCTTTTCCGGAGTGAGGTAAGTCTCATTTTCCATTAACTCAATCAACTCACTTTCCTCAATCTTCGCTCTTTCCAGAAAAACTTGCCGGTTTGCTTCCATCATGTCATCCAGATCATCGGCATATTTTCTCAGTTGTGTTGCATTGCCCGAGCAATACATCCACATATTGTGTATCAGTGCCGTTGTACCTAAGCACATTTTTCTTGTGTCACACGCCTGTAGAATCAAAAACGCAACACTGTGTGCTACGCCATCCACAATCCCGACTTTCTGGTTTTGTTTTTGCTTCAGTAAATTGTAAATAGCAACGCCCTCTTTTACGGATCCACCATTTGAGTTGATATGCAGCTCAATTGTCTGTCCTTCTGGAATTTCACTCAGTTTCTCTGCAAAATATTTCGCGGAAGTCTCCGAGTCCTTATATTCCCATGCGTTCCAGTCAAATTCTCCATATTCTGTCACATCATCATAAATGTACAGAAGTGTTTTGTTCTCTGCCTGAACAGGCTGCATTCTCCAGTTTGTTATGTTTTTCCTTGTCTCACCTCTTTCCTGGTTTGATTTATAAAAAGAGCACCTACCATTTCTGATAGATGCTCTGATTACTGTATTTGGTTATTCAATATTACGTTTCATCTTTTCTGCTAAAATAGAAAGTGTGGCCAATTTAACAGTCTTACTGTTACTTTTTCTAAAACTTTTCTCCATAGCATCTAATGCTTCAATAGGAACTTTCTCTACTACAGATATGAAATATGGAGCAATATCGAAAGTCTCTTTTGCATCCTGTTTTTCTATTGACACTGACTTTGTTTCTCTCACTACTGGAAGTTTCTCGCCCTCTTTTACTCTGAAATAGAAATCAACTAGGTAATCATATACTTCCCATGCCTTATCGGTATTCAGCGATTTTGCATGAAGTAATGCACCTTTTTCTGTCCAGAGATAAAGCGTATGAGCATATTTAAGGTTACCTTGAATTTCAAGGTCAGCTTTAAATTTCTTTAATTCTTCTCCCTGTAATGCGATATAATGTTTTCCTTCCGTATATCTTTTCTTATTATAAGAAAAATTATATTGCAAAATTTTAGGCTGCGTTCCGTAATTTCTTGCTAGTTGCTCTGTTGTTAAAACTCTTATTCCATTTATTTCTATTACTTGTGGCAATTTCATTTCATAATACCTCCATTTTCTGATTTGCCAAAACAGAGGTACAGTGCTATAATATTTATACCTCTATTTGGGGGTCGGGTAGTCGATTTCACTTTCTCAGGGTGCCGACTACCCTTTTACTTTTTTAATTCTTCATATACCTTTCTAATCCCTAATCTAATTATATCGGTACGTTTTTTTCCGGTAATTTCACAACAATAGTCCAGCATTTCTTCCTCTTCCTGTGAAGTTCGTATTTCAAAACGTCCTTTTTTAGGATTATCCGTTGGTCTACCTTTCGGACTCATCAAATCACCTCTTTCTTTTTGTCCGTACATTTATCATAATACATTTTGTACGGACATTTGTCAAGAGGTAATTTTAAAAAGGACAAGTGAATTTCACTGCTCCTTATGTTCTTCTTAAAACTCATCTACCAACATCTTCACGTCTTGATATATTTCCTTGTAAGGCGTCTCCTTTTCTATAAGCTTGCGAATTCTCATCTTAACCAGAGTTTCCAAAGACTTTAACTCCATGAGCGTTTCCTGTGACAGTTCATCACGTTTTCCACTCTGAATTCCCATCTTACTATTTATCAGCTTTGTAAATAGCACGTAGTACCTATCTGCATTTTTACTCCCCTGCTCTTTTGCATACTCCACAAAGAGTTTAATCTGGTCTGTTTCATATCGTCTTGCCTCTTTGGATTCGTTACGAATTCCAAGCCACTTTTTATCTTTTTCGGAAGTTATGTAATAGCCATTCTTTTTAATTGATTGAATAATGTCGTACACCCAATCAAAGTATTGGTCAGCTATCTCTGTTGTTGACCATCTTATTACATCTAAAATGCCTCTTTCGTCATACATAAAAATACTTGTCTTTTTTCCTAAATCTCTTGGCCTCGGGGACAAATTGTCACCCACCACTTCTACATAGCGTTGCTGTAATTTTTCGTAATGTCTTAAATGAATTTTCTTTATCGCATCTTGTGGATTTTTATACTGTAGCGCATATCCAATCTGTGTTCTGCTCATATAGATGTTGTTTTCCTCATCTACATAAAAATCACATCTAGTCCCTAAAAATTCTCCTTGCTTTACAAGTTTCAGTTTCATAATTCCATATCCTTTCTATTTTTATGCATCAAAATAGGACGCAGCATTCGCTACGCCCTCCAGCTTTCCGGGGAGATCAGGAACATATCCTGAAAGGACTCCTCCCCTATTTTCAATTTTCTTCATTTTTCACACGCTCCCCTGCCAAATCAGAAAGCAGGTCTTGAATCTTACTATAATTTTTCGTCATAAAGTGCTGGTTTGCCCAGTCTTCTTCAATTTTCGGTTTTCCGAGCACTTCCAAAATGTCATTGATCGTAAATGCTCCGCTTGAGATCAGCTTGTCTACTGGAGTTGCAATATCAAAAATATCAATATGCTTGACTGCCAGAGTCTCTATCTTCACATAATTTCCAGCTTTAAATCCTGTGTATCCGTTTCTCTTTCTGTTGATCTCCTGCTGCAGCATCTTAATGAGCGGATCTATCACAAAGGTCAGAAGTTCATCAATCGCTTTCCCTGTATCCTGTACATCTCCTTTGGCCAGACTCGGTGGGAAAGAAAATGCTCTTGCTGTAAATTCAAAGATGTCATCAGCTAAAGACTTGATATCTCGTGTTGACTCTGTAGAATACGTCTTTCCGCTTTCTGAAATATCCTGATATTCGTATCCGTCAAACAATGGCAACACCGCACTGTCGCTTTCAAAGAAGTTCTTAAAATGCGTGCTCATCAACTCCTGGAATGTTTCATCGAAATTCTCACTTTCCTGTGCAATTGCTCCAATATTCAGGATTCCTTTTTTTCCTCTTGATTTTTTATAGGCATCCTGCGCATATATCAGTAATTTTGAATACGTTTCATACATCCCATTTGTGAGATTCCTCATATTCTCTGAATTTAATTCGAAAAACATGACTTCCGACATTTCCCGTGTTTCAGACAATTCGTAACCGTCAAATGTGATCCCGCTGAATCTGTACTCCTTCAATGCCAGCACCTCTTTGCTGTAACTGTCTGCCACATAAATGTGATTGTTTACTTCTACCACAAGGCATTCATTGTTCCGGTACAGCTTGCCAATCAGCTTATTCATGAATGATGTTGCATTCTGGTTCTGATTTGGTTCGTAATTCCAAAGATAATACTCCTGTCCTTTTACTTCTTTCTTCTTGATATACGTTTTAAATTCGCATTTGCTGATGGCATTTGCAATTTTATTGACACAAGTCCAGAAAGCCAGCTCTCTCAGATACACTTCGTACATAGCACTCTGTACATCTTTATCTTTCATAATGTCATCCACTGTGATCCTTGTGGTACTGCTGCCTCCAAGTTTTTTGATCAACCAGTCTTTAATACTTAATTTCCTACATTCACCCCCTTAATAACTGTAAACCTGTATTTTCGGTGTTGGTTTTGCCCGTTTCTGCGGCAGCACTTTTTCCACAGTCATCGCTGCTACAAATGCCATAAATGGGTCTGTTTTTCTGCTTTTTTCTTCTATTTTTCCGTATACATAATTTCCCATATCGGCATCATCCTCTTTTCCTGGTTTTCTTCCATGCCGGATTAGTTTTGCATTATTGGTGGCCCACCTTAATTCTGGAGCATCTCCCCACCGCAACCATTGATTTACAAAGCAGCTATCAATCAGAGGTGCCACTTTCATAATGTCTGATGGCCGGATCAGCTTCAGATTCTTATTCACTTTCATATCAAATCCTATTTCCTGCAGATATTTTCCGATCAATGCAAAACGGAAATCATCCAAGGCCAAAGCTTTGATATTGTATGTGCGTTTTGCTTCCTGTATATAATTTGTAAGCAATGACGGATGTATTTCCACGTCATCTACAAGCGTCAGTCTTCCGGAATCCGCCCATTCTTTCCATGGAGCCTTGATCCTCGGAATATCTTTCGAATTTAGGCACATCCATGAATGGCTGATATCAAACCGTTCATCTCCATCTCGGAAATGAAGATCTACGGAAGCCCAATCTGTTAATTTTGTATAGTCAATTCCACATACACAGCTCCATCTTTCCAGATCCGGCAGTAAGATGTTGGTCGCTTTGATATTGTCCCACTCCGTTACACTCATTTCTTCCGCATTTTCCGGAATATTCATTCGTTTTGTCATAAATGCCGGAAGTCTTCTCGGATTTTTCTTCCATTCCCTGTATTCTTTCCTGATCTCTTCCATAAGACTTGGCAGATATGGCAACGATGGATTTGCCATTGGCCAGTTTTCTTCCTGATCCACATCTTCCTTTTTATTCAGTTTACAGATAAATGGTAATAACCCATTATCCGGTTCGCCACCCCGTAATATCTGTTCGGATGTTTCCAGTAGATCATCCAGCGGTCCTTCCCGCACGTCACCATTTGTCGTGTAATAAGAACGCCTTGGATGTTTCTTCTTACCAAGTCCTGTTGTAAAGACGTTTATATTCTTATAGTCTTCATATTGATGGATCTCATTAAAAATACAGATTCCGGAACGAAGACCGTCTTTTCCTTTCGGACTGTTTGTTCTTCCCTTCATAATAGACTTTGTTTTCAAGCATAAAACCTGTTCTTTCGTCCATCGGAAGAATTTCTTTAATTTCTTTATCACAGACGGTCGTTCAAATGCGTTTATCACGTCATGGACTGGACGCATTGCCTGGTCCTCATTATTTGCACAGATATCTACATCGTACTCTCTGATTCCATTATGCGGGGACATTAAACACACTGATTCGAGCGCAATTGTACCATCTTTTCCCGCTCCTCTCCCCAACATACAGAATAAATCCGGCCATCTTGGAAGCCCGGATTCTCTCCAATATGTGCAATCGTGCAGTCCGATCACAAACTTCTGCCAGGGAAATATTTCTTCAAACGGGAAGTATTTTGACATCCCGATATATTTCTCCAACTGATCACAATCTATATAAATATCTTCATGCTCAAAACACCATTTTACATGCGCGACAAGCAGCTCCTGCTCTTCGCATACTGCATAGATTTTTTTCTCAACTATGTCGATCCATTCCTGAATATATGGATGTATGTTACAGCTCATCTTCATCATCTCCCGAATCATCGCCAACCGGCTTAATTCCTAGACTGTCCAGTATTTTAAGCATTTGAGCATTGACCTTAATTCTCTGATCTATCGAGTCATTTTTCTTTTGCCCTTTTTGACCTCCTCCATTATTATATTCAACGATAGCGCCTCTCTTTTTAATGTCTGCGATCAGTTCGTTCTCCAGGTCCCAGAAGTCCATATATTTATCGACCAAGTCGATGTAATATTTCCCTGTGGTTCCATTCCGGGCCAGCTGATCAAGAAGGTCCTCTTTAATTTCCACTCGCAATAATTCTTTTCTTGTTTTTCTCGCCCTTATACCACCCCCTCCGTCACGCGCGCACGAGAAATTTCTTTTGTCGGGAGCACCCACCGGTCTCTACGGGGCATATTAAAACCCGATTTTTTTCGACCGGGGGTATCCTGACAATTTTATTTTTCTTTACCATCTTTCTTCTGTCAGCGGTTCTTTTTTCTTTGGCTGTCGATATCCATGAACCTCTTCATGACAATCATGGCACAGGCTGATTAGGTTTCTCCGCTTCTCGCCTCTGAAGCTGTACCAGATTTCCAATGCCTTGTCTGGATGCTTCTTTACATAATTCACATGATGAACCGTCGTTGCCTTTGTATACTTTCCGCGTTTCTTACATAACTGGCATTCATATTTATCAAGCTGTAGTACCTGTTCTCTTAATACTTTCCACTTGCCCCATGTATAGAATCTGTGGATATTTTCTCTTATGCATTTCTTTACAAATGCAATCTCATGTTCTGTCATATTCTCACCTCAATTGCAGGAGAAGGAATCGAACCTCCGACCTTCAGCTAAGGAGACTGACGAGCTTCCACTGCTCTATCCTGCTATATTTGTGCGATGTCGCACAATGTGCAGGTTGGGATTCGAACCCAACAACGCGCCCGCTTTCACGAACCGCACTTCCTTTAATGCTATCTGCACCCTTTCTTTGTACAAAGTAGGCTATTGCCTAGAGCCCTTTATCGTCTTTGCTCAGGACGTAGAAAAGCACCCGGCTTTCGCCAGATGCTCTCTGATACTATTTGTTATTCACTTCTTCTATAAACTGCTTCATCAACTTTGTAAGCTGTGTTCCCATCGCAACGCCTGCTTCTTTACAAGCTTGACGAAACTCTTCTGCCACTTCCTTGTTTACCTTATACGTTTTCGGCGCTAACCCTGCTTTCTCATCCCACTTATCTTGCGGTCTCTTTTTCTTTTCTTCATTATTCGGCATGCTCATCCCTCACTTTCTTTATGAGGCAATAAACCAGTTTTGCTATTCCTATAGCAATGAAGAATATTCCTAACTTCCACAACATCCTTTACACAAATGAGCTTCCATGTTATATTTATTTTAGAGAAGGGCTTTCGCCCCTCTTAGCTAATTAAATAGCTTGTCGAGAATCATTAAAATGATTCCAACGAATAAGTCCAGAATCGCACTGACTGCCAATGTTTTTATGTCGATTTTGGACTTTTTCTTTTGTTTCTTTTTGCTCATTTGTATCTCACCTCCTTACAAGTATATAATACCACATACGTATACGTATGTCAATACTTTTCTCAGAAGTTATTAAAATTTTTAGAACTTAACTTGGCAACTTTACTGGATTCTCTAACACAATGAGGAACTTGCAGTAGTCCACAATCTGGACAACGGGAATCGAACCCGTGACACACAGCTTATAAGGCTGCTGCTCTAACCGACTGAGCTATGTCCGATCAGGATGCCTGAGTATTTGTTTATCTATTTATTACTAATCTCTTCCGGATGCGTCATCGCCATTATTCCGCATTCATTATAAATTTTTCCATTTTTATCTTTGTAAAATCTCAACATATCCTTTTGTTTATATCTCTTTTCCCCTAGTTCATCTTCAAATACAAACTCTAATCGTAACTCTGTGTGTTTCTCGTTTTCGCAACTACTTAGACTTATAATAAAAAATGCTACTGCTTCATCCATAGGTAAAAGCGAAAAAGGGGGAAATCCCTCTCTCTCATTCACTTTTACCGATACATTATTGGCACTGTAATTAGATAAGTTAACAAGCCTATACCGTATAACCTTGACACTTGAATTTTTTTTCTGCTTAAAATATTCTTCAAAAGAAGAATTGTCATATCTTTCTCCATTTCCAGCCTGTTCCCCAGCGATATTTAATATAGCGCCTCTTCCATTTTTTAATTTTTTTATATCTCTACGTTCAAGAATTTCTATTTTCCCGCTTAAAACTGGACGCATTAATCTAATTTCATTTTCTTTTCTTACTTTTTCCTCATTTTTAATTGTAATAATAACTCCAACTAACGTAAGTGCTCCTCCAATTAAAGCACCTAAATACCCTCCCCAAAAACCAATCCATTCATTTGTGGTATCAGTAATAATCCATCGATATTTAACCATTACAACTACTATCAATGGAACTCCTACAAGAACTAATATCACAAGCAAACATATAATCATTGGTGCATATTTTTTTCTTTTTTTAGATTGATTGCGATGATCTCGCATTATTTGTAACCTCCTGTGTATTTTTCTTTCATTATACACCGTTTTCGGAATATACTCCACATAAAAACGCCCTGCATTTTCATGCAAGACGCCTTTTATAATTTGTGTGTGGTTTTTACTGGTTGTTTTTAGGAGGAAAGCTAAAAACACCTTAGTCGTCCAGATTGTTCCTTTCGGCTTTATACCATATTAACATTTTAAAACCGTCGTTTCCGTCGTTTTCTCAAATTTTTCTAAATATCTGTTATGTTTGCATCGGCAACTGTCCTCTGTATATGCTTTCCTTTTCTTTGGGAATACTTCATTCATCCTATGTGAGACCTGTACCCAACTTAGATCATCAATATAATAAAATCTGAGAATCATTCGGATTTCGCTTTTTTTAATTTGTCCTATATATTCCTCTACCTGTATCTGTTTCTCCAGAAGATCCGTCTCCAACATCTGCAGCTTTGCAATGCGCTTTTCAAGTAAAAACTCACGTTTTTCATATTCTCTTTGTGGGAAGCCTGTTATTTTCACTGTTCGCAATGGTTTGTTGCCTTTCTTTCCACATGCAACAGAATCTTGCACAGTAATCTTGTTCAGTTGCTCTATTTTCTTTTTATCCACTACAATCCTACGTCTCAGATCTTTTATCTCTTCTTTCATGTCTGCATACTCAATCAGTATCTTCTTGTCCACTGGCAACACTCCCTTTCGTATCTACTCCCCATTTTCTTAAGCAGTCCTCCACAGAGTACGCACCTCTTTGCATCCACTTCTTGGCATTCTCTGTTGGTTCATGATCTGCCAGATCGGCAAAGTGATCTTCCTGATCTCGTTTCATTTCCTTTGCGCTGCGTCTATGCTTTAAGGTTGTTCCTCTCATACCTGTATCACCTCCATAATCTCCGCACTATCCAAAAACACCACAAGCGGAAAAAATACTGCCATTAAATAGTCAAGCGGCTCCAGCTCCACATCCTCCTCCAATCCTGTCTTTAAAGTAATCACGGTTCCCAGTCCCAATATGTAGTAAAGGGTCAAAAATGCGATTGTGATTAAAATGTCCATGTTATTTCTCCTTGTATGGTTTTGGAAGTGGCTGCCATGCAAATATTACCCCGTCATAAATCCCATAATCGTCATACCAGAGACCATATTCATCCTCTTTTTTAAATCTCATTCTCTTTACCGGATATTCTTCATCGTCACACGTTACAAGATATACACCTTCTTTCTTAGGTATATTTTGTAACGTATAAGGAATCCACCCATTGTCTTTCTTTCCGTCCTCGTATCCTTTTTGATACCATTTTCTTCGGCTGCAATCTCCACAGTTTTGAACTTCATCCATGTGGGAACGAATCATATTTCTGCACCATACCAGCTCTTCATACCGACCTTGTACTCTTCCGGCTTCATAACATTCCTCACCATCCAGAAAACCATCATCTTCATCTACTGGAATGTTTTCAACCATATTCATACGTTCTTCAATTTTGTCCAAAATCTTCTCTAATGCGTTCATTTTTCCACCTCCAACAACTCATGATTATCAAAAATGTTTCCGACCAATTTATAATCTCTCCCATGTAATGTCTTTCCGTAGCTAAACCCTATTGGATATTGTCCTATGCATGTATTGCTTATAGGCACAACCCCAAAATCAGCATACTCTTTTCTCCAAATGACTTTATATAATCCACATTCTTCTTTTCTTTTATTACATTCAACAATATCATTCTCCCAAATCTTCCGACCACTCCAATCTTCAATCTTATTTTTTCTGTCTTCTCTATAATTCCAATCGGAAAGAAATGATTCTTTTTCTGCTTCGGTAAGATCTCCCCATTTTGTATTGTCATGTAATCCTGTGAACTGGCAGACCATATTACCGTCACATCTAAATAATTGGTCTTCGAAATTGTTTATCAGAACTATATCACCATACCTCATGTGCAACAAATCACCTTCCACCCACCACTGATCTTTTGGAAGCTCTTCCCAATCTTTTCTCTTTGTTTTAAAAAGTATTTCTCTGTTCATAATTACTCTTTCTCCCATGACCAATTAACCTGTTCCATAACCATATCTCTCATAGCTTCTTCGATTTCCTCATCAGTTACA